CCATTAAGATCACGCATGATAGTTGCACCAGCACTAGAAGTAACCATATAAGAATCTAACATCTCAATGAATGAACTTCCAGCTAGAGTATCTCCAATTACTGCGGATCCAGAGGTTGTGTTAAGATCACGAGTCATAACATCAACTGGTACGAACAATCCCTGAGGAGTTACACCAGCACGATCTGAAGCAGCACGAGATGCTTCAAATTCAAATGATGCAGCTTCTTGAGCTTGACGATCTGTTGGGTTGGCAAGAGCATTGATAGCTCGAGTGAAACTGAAGTTACTAACCTCTGCGTCTGTCATTCCGATTTCTGCGGACTCAATTGGACTATTTCTTTTCATTTCTACTTCCTTCATTCTACTTGATACTGTACCCAACACTTCTGCTCTGAACTCATTTACTGTCTTGCCTTCTTTAACTGCAGAAGTAGCATCAACATTATACTCTGTTCCCATTTCCATTAGTTCAGCAGCTCTTGTCTGTTCAACTTTCATTGCTTCTGCTCGAAGCTCATCTAGATTAACTTCTTTACTTTTACTTTTATCTTTTACATTCATTTTATTATCCTTTTCGATTACTCGAACATTAGTTTGATTTTCAACATCTGATCTTTCAATTCCAACTGTGGAATCTGCCGGGACAGATACAATAGAAACCTCAACTGGTTTCCAATTTGTAACAAGGTATTTATCAGGTTTTCCTTTCTGACCAACCTCTCGTTCCATTTCTGAAACTGTATAACCCACACTAATGTTTTTTCGGATACCATCCTTTACATCAGTATATACTTCTTGAGCTTTAGCTGAACTTCCGAATCTAACTATTGCCTTTCCTCGATCATCAACTATGTCAGCGTATTCCACTACACCAACGATGTCACGACGATCATGATCTAATAGAAGGGGAGCATTACCCGATCTAATGAATTCCATATCAACGTGAGACTTATTATGGCTTAATACTTCTATACCATAATGTCGTTTCACTTTACTTTCGCTTGAAAATGATACCTCAACGGTTCTTTCATCTTCATTTACTTTATCTATTTCCAAGACTCTTGCTTGGACACCTACTTTAATATTCATACTATATATTTATCCTTTTCTAATTACTCTTTAGTTTCTTTTGTCGTGGACACAGTACTTTTACCTGAGTCAGTTCCCTCTTCATCAACCTCTAACACTGATCTAAGGTTCAATCCAAGCTGTTTTGCTAACTCTTGTTCAAGTGCTATTTGATTGTAAACCTCATCTAAATCTTTTCCTTGTTCAGCTAATACATCAGCTGTCGTAGTTAATCCTGCTTGTATTAAGGATATGTTAGCTCGACTTGATTTTAATTCATCAATTGTTGGGAATCCTCTAGGACGCCAAGAAGGAGTTGCAAATTTATCATATTTAGATTGAGGAATCTGTACATTTGATCCTAGAATATGTAATAGAAAATCTTCATATAATGGCTGAAGGAACTTATCAATTATTAATTTCTGAAGTTTCTTATAGTAATCCCTATCTTCTAATACTCCGATACGAGCTGATGAGTAACTAGTTGACTCGAGATCGCCAGTTAATGCTGAGTATGATACATTTAACCCAGAAGCAACTGATCTCAGAATACTCTTAGTGAAAGAGCCATATCCTGCATTCGGATGATCAACATCAAATGATTGGATAGACATTCCTTGTGGAAGTTGTTCAAACGTTCCTGGAGCAACATCCATTGATACATAATCGTCCCCAGTTCCAACATAATCATCTCCTGTCTCTGATGTTATAAAACCCATCTTAGCAGCCCCAACTCTAGCAGCAACTAATTCAGACTCTTGATAACCTGCTAACTGTTTAAGAGCTTTCATACTCGATGTGGTCCAAGGGTAACCTCTTGATTGATCAATTCTTTCAGGATCAAATACGTGTATAATCTCTTCTGCTGGTATCAGTAACGTTTTTGTTCCTGATTTAACATGATAATGTACAGGTCGTCCCCACTCATCAGCTTCGATACCCATTGTAATTTTATTACCATTTGCTAATTTCTTATTCTTAGTAATGTCGATGAGATCAGCTTCGATTAATTGGATAGCATATCCATACTGATTCTTATCCCAACCCTTTAACTTACGGATGAATACCTCCCCGTCTCTTGCTAAAGTAGTAATGATTACATTCTCAACATCTAACATAGATGATTTACCATCAGCTGTTAAAACACCTCTTTTACTGAATCCAATCCATGCATCATTAATCTGTTTATTACCTATAACATCCAAATGTTTATTATTATCTCTAGCTTGAGATTGGAATAATATACCATGAGGACCGATAACATTAATCTGAAGGAGTCTTAGATACCTTGAGATGTAATCATTATTCTGAGATAAGTCTCTCGATCGACTTCTTAATTGTTGAAGAGAATTTTGAAGGTCCTGATCTATTGTCATAGGAGCTGAGACCCAATCACGGAACAATCTAGAGGTGTTGGTTCCTTCAAATTGTCTCTTTTGATATTTAGTTATATCGCCTTTTGATTTCAAAATGTAACTCCTATTGTATTATTATATCCTTTTCGCTTCCTCTCTACAACTATATTCTTCTCATATTGTGTTTTAACTAAAAGCAACTCTTCCCAAGAATACCGTGTTAAAGATCGTCCAGCAATTGTATATGATTCTTGATCATGAGTAGCTTTACCTTCGAGAACATCTTTTATTGCTTGGAGCATCTTCTCGTTATGGGTTCTATGATCTTTTGGATCTGTTCCCTTGAATGATGGTCTAACAATGAAAATCCCTTCTTCGATTGTCGTAATAGTGTTATCATCTGTTACTGTTACTTGATATCTATACTCTCCATCATCCCATGAACTCGTATCTACATTAAATGCTCTGTTTCCATTAACATCAGATATTGATAAATGTACATCCTCTTTAACTAGATTATAGGTTAATGTATATGATGGATTATAATTAGGAGTATTATGAGAGAATGTTAATGTATCTCCTCCATATATGTATTCTGGAATCATAGTAAGTGCTCCTTGATATGAACTTTGAATGATCTTGATATCGTTAATTGAGTATCAGTTGTTATAACATTTGTGATAATATATTCCTTTCCATTTTGTCCACCTTCTAACCATACTGTTGTTTTTTGGTTTGAGAATGAGTGGTTGGATATTAAATCCCCCGCCCATTCAGAGGTTATAATGGTTGCACCTTTTAGGAATGATATATAATCAAAGTCTACATCAAAGACTTCATCTTTTCCTTTTATTATAACTTTCCATCCGTTTTTTTCTATAAATGCCATTATTAAACCTCAATTGTTCTATTTTCTGTCTCTACCATGAATGTGATATAAGCTATAGTGTCAACAAGTGGTAGTATCTTGTATTCAGTTATAATAAGTTGGCTTGTATTTACATTAATAACACGTTCTTGTAAATTAGCATCTATCGGATAACTGTTTAATGATAAAGATACTTGATTAACATTAATAGTTGTGCTTACAAGCACATCTAACGGATATCTAGTTAACGCTTGGTTATTATTTATTAATAATACATTAACATCATATATTACTTCTGCTTGATGAGTATTAAATGATTGATCAATCGTATTTAGATTATTAATAACATCATATGTTAATTCCATTTGATGAGTATTAAATGTTAAAGAAGCAATTCCTGCTTGTATCTTAACATCGTATATTACTTCTATTTGATGAGTATTAAATGATTGATCAACTGTGTTTAAGTCTATATCAAAATTATATTTTATTTCTGCTTGATGAGTATTAAATGTTTGATCATCTGTTGTTAATGTAATTAAAACATCAACTCCTGCATACACACTACAATTATTGATTTCAAATACTAATTCTGTTTGATTAACATTCACATCAACATCTAATGCAACATTAATAGGATACGTATTATATGTTACTGTTTCTTGATTAACATCTATATTTCGACTTATGTTAACATTAATAGGATACGTATTATATGTTATCGTCTCTTGATTAACATCTATATTTCGACTTGTGTTAACATTAATAGGATACGTATTATATGTTATCGTCTCTTGATTGACAGTTATATTTCGACTTATGTTAACATTAATAGGATACGTATTATATGTTATCGTTTCTTGATTGACATTCACATCAACATCTAATGCAACATTAATAGGATATACATTAGATGTTAATACTGTTTGATTAACATCTATATCAGAATTTAAACTGAAATTGTGACTACCTTGATAATAAGGAGCTTGAGCTTCAAATCCATTATAATATTCTGTTATCGGAATATATACAGCACCTCTATTATCTAATGGAGGATCAATATGCAATCCTGATTTGATATTAGGAGGTATTAAACCATTATAATCAGATACATCTCCATAAGTATTATTAGTACCAAATGTATCTCCAGTAGTAAAGTTATAATCCCCATAATGAGAATAACTAAACTGTGAGGACCAATCTGTGTTCAAGAATGCTGTATTGTAACCATATACTTTACTTCCTGAATTAATAGAGTTAATCTTGTAAGTAACAGTCGAGTTGTATAAGTATAAACTAGCATTGCCCCCGTAAAGCGATACCATTCCTCTAAGGATACTGCTTGATGCAAATACATCAACATCATCTCTGATATATATTCCATTAAAATCTGAACGATGTATTATTACATCACCATCTAAATACGCTTCTGCTGCCGGTAGAGACCCAGTATATGCACAATTAACGAAACGGGGGATGTTTGCGTTTGTGTGGGGATGTACGGTTATATATCGTGTTTGATTAGTTTGATTAGTAGGTTCAAAAGTAGTGTTGGAACATAAGAAGTTGTCAGCGGATGATCCAACATACATTCTACCATACATAGAACCCATTATACAATCATCAACAACACAATCGTTTGCTTGTATGTTTAAATGATGGCCAAATGTTATTTCAGAATAAGTAACTCGAGGAACATAACATACATGTTCATTACTGATAACACTATTATTATTACCTCTTATTATTATAGATCCAGTATCTGTAGAATCTATAAACTGAGCGTTGTTAACTAGATGACGAGCATCATAATGATAACCAGGGAGTAATGTAACATCTAATAAAGTTTCTGATATATCAATTGTCTGATACATCCAATCAATCCAATCATTAAACGTTCCTCCGTATCCGATTGTTTGATATATCGTTGTTAAACTGAACCAGTTAACTTGAGCGTTACTTGTTGAGTTTAATAAGTTAGCAGAATCACACTCTACAATTGTAGATGCATTAATACTTATTGTCTGGGGGATGGTTGTTAATATAACAGAAGCGAAATCAAACTCCATTGCATACACAACAGTTGGTTGATTAATCGTAAATGTTAATGTTGTTGTATTACAATCAATGTTAACATCATATCTTATAGATGAGTCTAAGGTATTTTGATTAAGTCCAATATACGTACAATCAATGTTAACAGCAAGAGTCGATTCATATTCAATAGTTGAATGATACACTGCAAGAAGTAATGATGTTGTATTACAATCAATAACAACAGGTGTGTTAGGGTTTCCTGCAAGAGGTATTATACCAATAATATCAAAATCAATGGGACCTGCGCCCATCTTGAGTGGTATAGTCGCTTCTGACCCATCCATATATTCTGTTATATTAGTATTATAACCACTTGACGGCCATTCACCAGCACCAATCCAATTACCATCCTGCCAATCAGAAGGAGTTGTTAGACTTGCTGCAGTTCCCCATGAGTAACCATCCGTATGATAATCATTATAATGATTTAAATCACTCTGTAAGAAGCTGTTGACATATGATGGACCAACATCTAATGTAAACAAGCTCCACCAGCTAACATCTATTCTAGAAGCAGATAACCATACACAATTATTAACTTGTAATGTATTAGTGTATGAGCCATCTGTTTTAGAAGAGTATTTGTGACCTAATGCACCTGTATCTAAATTAATAACACAATTGTTTAAAGTTAATACACTATCCAGTTGTTCTCCTGATATATCTCCAGTGAGATAACAAGAATTACATTCAGTGTCAACCGATATATCTCTTGTAGCTAAACAAGAGTCTATCCAACAACGATTGAATACATTTTGATCATTTGTATGTGAATTACTATCACTATATATTCCATAATATGTATCATGTTTTATAGATGATTGGAATTTACAATTTTCGAAATAAACTCCCCCTAGAGCATTAGCTAATCGTTTGCTCCCTGTTGTAACAGTGCTGATAATAGTAGTATCATATACTTGGACTACTACTCCATTCCCAAACCAAGGTGAACATTTTAACGTTAAGCAATCAGATTGTGTAGCTTCTACATGACAATCTTTAACAGTGTATGACATTATACCGTCTGATGATAAAACCGCTGAAGCAGATTGAGTATTAACGAATGTTAAATGCTCTACGAGAGTGTTAGGCGCTCTTAAATAAAAGTTTCCATCGATGACAGTATCAGCTCTGTCAGTTTCCATACCTCTAAGTGTTAAGTTACCACCTGAACTATAAGATATATACTTGTAGAAATTCTCAGTATATGTTCCTGAGTATATTTCTAATGTGTGATCATGACCAGCTATCCTTCCATTGTCGTTCTCAGAGGACATCCAAGCGGCAAGAGATGAATAATCTCCAGTTCCATCTGATTTTAAGGTGCTGGTATATATTGCCATTTAAGTCTCTTTAATTGATTATAGTATTAAGTTCACTATTATCGTTATAATTTTCATCTATAGATGTTACTTTTGTTACATTAGCTAAGATAGTGTCAAGGTCCCATGAGTCTTCATAAGATGAAAAATCAATAGTATATGAATCTTCTCCTATTTGAACTCCGTCAGAATCAATAATACCATATTGAAGATGAATCAAATCAGAGATGTAAGTTCCTGGGCTGTTTATTATCTGAAATGTATCAGGATAATCAGCCTCATTAGGAATCTCATCATCTTTCGGGACCATAAATGCTTCCAACGTCTCCATTCTTCCGAATTCATGAGACGCTGGAAATACTCCAACGACACCCCCTGTTTGTTTATTTACAAGTAGTTGTGCCATTTATTGCTCCTAAGCTATTGTGAAGATTCCGTTGACATTCCAACTCAAAGTTAGATCACCTGCGCTTAGATCAACGTCTTGTCCGAGATCAATGTAAGCAATAGCTTGATTCGCAACTGAGTTATAGATGATACCATAACGAGCGTTTGTTGGATTAGAGCCATTCTGAAGCCAAGCAACAGAAGCGTCATCATCAGCAAATGTTACTGTTCCAACACTTTGACTGATCATAGTTGACCAAGCGCTGAGATCAGATCCGCCTGTTGTATAAGTTCCACCAGCAGCAACTTCTGTGAAGTCTGATAATGATGGAGTTACTTGAGTTGTTGTTGGAACAACTGCGCTTGTTATCAATGCTACTTTGATGAGATCATTCGAACCCCAACCTCCGTCTAACATTGATGCTTTTGTTTCATTGAATAATGTGATATCACCTACGGCCATTTTATTTCTCCTGAGAAATGGGGAATAAACCCTGTTTATATTATAATCAGATAATTCCGATCTTTAAAATTAATTTTAAAAACGATTACGTTTCTATTATTTATCTAACTAGTCATCCATCCATGAACTTGATTGATTCCGTCTTTTCTGTCTTGTTCTTCCTTTATCTAATATTATAACTGATTCATCTTCAGCTTTAACATCACCCAATAATGCTGCTTGTTTATTTTTCTTAGAGTCTAAAATATCCCAATTAGGACTTAACATATAAACTGCTGCCATAGCGTACACCAAACAATCTAGTGCCTCATTTCGTGCTCTAGTTTTAACAAACTTCTGGATTCTTGAGCCTGCTTTATATGTCTCTACTAATTTCTCTGATGTTAATTGAGCGAAAAACTCTTCATCAGCTGATTTAGGGAGATGAATATAACCTGCTCCGTAGTCAGTTAATTGGAGATTGTGCATAATCAGATTCTTTGCTACTCCAACAGTGATTAACCAGAGGTGAGCTCCGCCTTTAACTTTCGTTGGTCTATTTTTGATTAATGGTTCATCGGTGATTTTTAAACTACTTCGACCTTTAATTGAATATATTCTTCTTCCTTGTCTCGGTTTAGTGTAAGCATATACATTCTGAGTGAAATGTCCTCCTGAATCCACAAACGTTGCAGCAATTGGTAATTTAGTTCCATAAACTGTGTCATACGTTTGACTTAAAATTGTATCAAGATCAATCCACACTTGAGGTGTGTTAGGTTTTCCGTGTATGATAACATTATCAATCAACCAACACTCATGATCTCGTCCCCAACCCCATATTGATGCTTCCAATCTATCATCTTGAGTATCTACTCCAGCTGTGATTAACAATATTTCTTCTGGAAGAGGATCAATTTCATAATCTTCTGAACGTTGTTGAAGATCAGATGAATCAATTTCTTCAACTAAATCTGAGAATGTTTCTGCTAATACAGTGTTTGTAAAAGTTTTTAACGTCTCTCTTGATTTCTTACTTAATAGGAACTCTTCTCCAACTTCTGTCCACGTAAAGAAAGGAGAATATAAAGCGTTTAAATGATACCCTCGTATCTTTGGAGAGATTGGAGTTGCATTTGCTTTCCAATAACCAGTATCTAACATAGCTGATTTATCTGCTTCTTCTATTACACACCCATTCTCTTCACACATATACCATGATTTCTGGATTTGACCATCTTCATTGTGTTCCCATTGGAGATTCTTAAATACTAACTCTTGATACTCATTACAAGAAGGACAGGCTACATGAAACTTCCTCTGATCTGATTGATCGTAAGCAATCTCTATTCTTGATGATCCTGATATAGTTGGTGTGCTTGATAATAACACCTTTCGATTAGCGAATGTTGCTGTTCTCTTCTTAACTAACTGAACAGGATCGCCTTCTTCTTGAGCACTTGCTGGATATCTATCAACTTCATCCAATAATGCAACTCTTATAGGACGGGATGCTAATTGACTAGGAGAGTTAGAACCCACTAAGGTTAAATGTCCTCCTGCAAATGCTTTGTGGGTTGTGGTGTTACCGTTTCTAATATACGGTTTCGTTGCATCAAATAATGGTTTAGCTGATGTAATCATCGGACCTAACCTATCTCTAGCTACAGACAAAGCCATATCAGCAGTTGGTTGAACGAATAACATTGGAGATGGTTCTCTATCAATAAGATAACCCATTACATTTAACATCATCTCTGTTTTCCCTGTTTGAGATGCAACCATTAATACTATTTCTTCGATTCCTTCTTCTGTAAAAGAATCCATCCACTCTCTTTGAAATGGTACTCGCGAGGTTCTCCATTTACCTGGCTCTGCAGAGGCAGCTGAATCTAATGTTCTATAAGTATCTGCCCACTCTGATACTGTCATTGGATCTAAAGGACGGAGAATCTCTAATACTTCTTTGATTAATGATTCCATTATACTGCCCTCTGGTGTCTTCCAACCTCTCTTCGGTGTTTCTCTCGATTCTTCCACCCTTCTCGTTCCATATCTTGAACAGTCCTGGTGTCATTTCCTGTAGTGTCTATATTATCAAGGAAATCAATTAATATAACATCTATCTCTTCTTTAATAAACGTCTTCATCTTTGATTTCTCTTCATTTGTACCTTGCCACAAAGATGATAACTTAGCAGGAATGAGATTTAATTGGGAACTTAACTGTTTTACTACTGATTCCCATTCCGATTGAATGTACTCTTTATCAATTAACTTATTTTGAAGCTGATCTTCCTTCAATTGCAAGAGGTTAGCGGTTATATGCTCTTTTCTTGCCTTCTCTTCTGTTAAATCTAATTGTCCTTTAAAGAATACATCATTTTGAATGAATGCTGGATCAATATTAATATCTAATAATTCTTGAGTCTCTGTTTTTAATACATCTTCTATATCTTTCTTCATATTCTCTCTCTTCTCTTTGTAATTACATTCAACCTTTAAACTTAGCTGTTGAAATAGCTTTCTCTACATTCGCTTTTAATATCTGCGCTCCAAGATTAGACACGATGCCTCCTCCTATTTGATAAAACGGAAACTTATTCTTGTATGTAATCTTCTTTACGAATGCAATTACTTTCTTGGTTACCTTTCCTACCGTTCTAAAGACACCTCGCCCTGGTATAATGAAATCAGATTTACGTTTAAGTAATCCCTTTCGTTTCCCAGGTATATTACCATATGCATTAACCTTTAATCCCTTTCCTGGAATCGCAGCTCCTCCCTTCCCTCTGAAGTTTCTTGTTCCTCCTTCAATCTGATACTTCATGTACTCATCTTGAATGGGAGGAATATATATTAACGTTTGAAGATTACTCATTTTCGCCTTTTCAACCCTGAAACCTCTCTTGGTGAATGGAGTTGGATTATCTAACTTCCGGCTCACCTGTCTTTGTTGCTCCTTCTGAATCTTAAACCCAAGCTCATTTAATGTCCTCATTACAGCAAAAGGTAATTGACTCTCAAATCCCTTGATTTGTCTGCGAGTTCGTTTGATATCGGATGTTATATTAATTTGCATGTATATATTTATTAACTTATAACACTAAACAGTAAAAGAAAAGCGCACTGCGAAATGACCTACACCGTATATCTCTAATAATCATTATGGAATCCTTGATTCTGTATGCGGTTTGCTGCATCACTCTTCTTCCCTGATTCTGTATGCGGTTTGCTGCATTGAGTATGAGATTGTTAATGGTATAGTTATAGTATATTAGAGAATACTAATATACGATTGTTAAAAATATATTTGAGATTGTTAATGGTATAGTTATAGTATATTAGAGAATACTAATATACGATTGTTAATGGT